AACCCACCATCAACATTAACAGGCACATACACTATTTCATCTCCAACTACAATTACATTAGATCCTACAAGTGAAATTATAAATGATGCACCAATGAAATTAAAAGGTTACACTGTGGCACAACTAGGTACTTTAACTTCATCAGCGGGTGCAATGGTTTATTGTACAGATGAAACAGGTGGTTCGATTCCTGCTTTCTATGATGGAACAAATTGGAGAAGAGTCAGTGATAGAGCCATTGTCTCTTAATGTTTAATGGATGAAAAAGAATATATCGTAACAGTAAAAGAAGGTGTTGATTGGCGTGAAGTCCACGAAGACCTTACAAAAGAAAATCAAAAACAATTTATCCCTAACCACAAAGTGCAAGTTGATGATTTAAGAGAAATCAACAAACGTAATACGCACTATCATCTATCAGATCAAGAAGCCGCAGAACTTAGAAAAGATTCTAGAATAGAGGCAGTTGAAATTCCTATGGTTCCTCAAAAAAAGGCTCTACAAGAAGGAAACTTTAATAGGGCAGGTGGCGATACAGGTCAACAAGACAACTGGGGACTGTTAAGACACATAGCGGACAACAATATTTTCGGAACTTCAACAGCAGATCCGGGTGGAACGTATGACTATGTATTGGACGGCACAGGAGTAGATGTTGTTTTACAGGATTCAGGAATTAATGGAGTTAATTCAGCAGGGGGATTACACCCGGAGTTTACAGATGCAAATGGAACAAGTAGAATAAAAGAAATAAACTGGTTTACTGAATCGGGCATAAGTGGAAGCCAACCAACAGACTTTTACACAGACACAGATGGACACGGAACACACGTTGCATCTACCATGGCTGGCAAAAAATTTGGTTGGGCCAAAAATGCAGATATCTATTCGCAAACAATATTGGACAATCCACACAAAATTTCTGTCAACAACGCAATGGACACATTGTTAGGTTGGCACCAGGCGAAGACGAACGGAAGACCTACTGTGGTCAACATGAGTTATGGTTACGTTTATTATCTTAACACAGCAACCACTCCAAATGGATTCGGTTTTAATAGCGGAGGTCCTTGGTATGATTTAGTAAGTGGAACATACAGAGGCACTCCTCATACAGATACCACTAGAAGTAATTTGAGAACACGTGGAATAAATGGTCAATTCAGAGGCAACAGCATTTACGGTTTCCCAGCAAGATTGGCAAGTGTCGATGCTGACATAAAACAATTGACTGACGCAGGAATAATTGTGTGCATCGCGGCAGGTAACGACAGCATGAAGCAGGATATTTCTACAGGCACAGATTACAACAACAGTCTTGTTGTAACTTCCTTTGGCACTTGGTTTTATCACACAGGTGGAAGTCCTAACCTAAA